AAGACTGGTATACTTGCCATCAAGAAGGTCTCCCGCCAGTTCCCTGACATCCTCTGTCGTTGCATCATCACGAACACCTTCAAGGCGTGAAAGATATTCCCCGGCAACCTTTTCACGCTGCTTGATATCCTTCATATCCTTAGACCACTGTGAATCCGTTACGGTCTGAAGATTTCCCTTAAGAGCGCCCTGGAAATTCTCAAAATTAGTTCCGACTTGTTCGCTAAAAATCTTGTAAAGCGCAAAGGCATCTTCAATTGTCGGGTTATCGTCACTTGCTTTCCATTTCTCGATATAGGCTTTACCCTCATCGGTATTTAAAATACCTTCATCATATCCCTCTCCACCAATCGTCTCCCTCATCAGGTCGCCTGCCTGTCTGCTCAGCATCTTATCGGTATAATTAGAACTGAGATCCTTTGGCCATGTCTTGGTATTGGGATGAAGACTTAGATTTCCTTCGTCGCCATAATCTACAGATTTTTCACGAAACAGTCTTTCAAGATTGTCTTCAGGGCTTTCACTAAAGTTCCAGTTCTTCCCGGTAAACTCCATAAAAAGTTCCTGGTCGGCAAGTTCATTGCTGCCGAACCTTGGGAAGAAATCTTCTGGGCCTAATTCTCTTTCGTCATCTGTCTTGGTGGCTATATCTCCCCAGTATCCCTTGGTATCACCGGAGCGCCTGCTTGCTGTAGTTTGGGCTACCACCGCCTGGTTTAGCTCGTCAACGAAAGTTTCGGTCATACCAAAAAGCTGTGATACAGGGTCTGGCTCTAGAGAAACCCCCATAGCATCAAGCACCGCTACTGCGTCAAGTTCGCTGATACTCATAACCCTTTTTTGAACTTCTCTACCATCTGCTGTTGTCTCCGTGACTGTGCCTATCGGTGTTTCAAGAACATCCTCCAGTGCGGATGGAAACAAGCCTGCATCAATAGCTTCATCAACTGCGAGCCAGAACTTTTCATTCTTTGTCATATACTCAGGCGAGTGCATCAGCTCATTGGATACCTGATCCATAATATTCATCGCCGATGCATCCTTGTAAGGAATCTCCGCCTTTAGCCGGTTTTGCTTTCTCTTATCGAGCCTGATGGCTTTCTCAGTTTCAAAATTGTATTGATAGTCGTAAAAAAGATGCTGATTAACGAAGTCCATAGCCCTATCAATAGAAAGTTCATCGCTTGGTCTTCTATCTGCCACCCAGTGGTTCAGCACTTCTCGGGCAAGTTCATTTTTGTAAGTAGTAAGATCGGTTGGGGTTTTGGGCTTATGCTCCATTATCGGATCGTCGCCGAGTTTTTCCTGCATTTCCAGAACGTCTGTGTCGTAGTCGAACTCCTTAAACTGATTTTCAAATAAAAGGTAGTACCCAGACTCCCGATCAAATTCTTGTAGCCTTTTTTTTGCTTTATTTTTTCCTAGCTCGGTTTCTTCAGCTAGGTACTTTCTTACTTTTTCGTTTCTTACCCCCAGCTTATCTCTTAGAAAAACAAAGTTAGCTATTCTGCTCGGCCTGTCTGGCGGGTTGAGAATAGCGTTCCAGATATCAAGTTGATCTTGTTCGGTATTTTTATCGCCGTCAGCCACGCTGCCACCTCCTTGGTTTTTCTGTAATACCAAGAGCTTCCTTCTTTGCTATGAAGGCATCGAGTGCATTGTTCTGCTTTTTCGCGCTCACAATCTTGGGGACTTTCTTTTTTGGAGAGTCTTTTAAGAGCGCCTTATACTCGTCGGCGATATTTAAAATTGCGTCTGTGTATGGGTTTTTAGCGGGCAAGGTCTATCCTCTCAGGAGTAAACGTGTCGGGCGTAAGTGGTGTATTTATATCGGCGGGGCCAGCTCCTCCGCCGGGGC